CGCTGGAAGCCATCCTTGGCCAGCAGCATCCGAGTGAGGGTCTCCTCAGTGGTGTAGAACGTCGGCGAGCCGGAGCCCTTGTAGTACCGACGGGCCAGGAGCAGAGACTCGACGACCTCGTTCCAGCTGGAGGAAGCGTCGGCGACGTTCACGTACACGGAGCTGACATACAGCTCGTGGTCGTGGAGGATGGACCGGATGCCGACACCGTCCTGCGAGCCGGCCGGGTCCTTGATCTTGTCCTCGTCGTCCACCGCACGGCCATCACCGATGAGGAGCGCACGAGCGATCTCCTCCTCGAGCATGAACCGCATCTCTTCCTTGAGCCACGCGACGATGTCGAAGTCCGTGATGTCGATGATGTCGTCACGGTCGAGCTTCTGCTTCTTGTAGATCGTCTGCGGGCCGGTGGTCCGCTTCTGGAGCCCGAAGAACTGCTCCTTCTTGAGGTTGCCCTTGATGTAACCCTTGGCGCGCGCGTCCTCGTAGGTGAGGTCGGCCGACATGGTCTTGATGCGGGAGAAGGGCGTCTTGCGGGTGCCGTTGATGACGCCGGCAACCCACTCAGTCCGCCGCTTGACCCACTCGGGGCGGTCCTGGATGTTCTTCGCGTCCGGGAACAGGGACTCGATGTCCTCGACCCCGTGCGCGAGGGCGTACTCCTGTGCAGCGGACTTGAGGGTGTGGCCGGGACGCTTGGCGTTCTCGAGAATGCCAACCATGGCGTCGTGCGTGAGGACGTGCCCCGTGCCTTCCTTCTCCTTGCCCTGCGTCTCAAAGACGTTGGTCACGGTAGATCCTTCCTGGTGTGAGATGTCGTCCTCAGTGGACGCGCTGTCTGACTGGTCGTCGGACTCGGTTGTGGTTCTGTCGTCCTCAGACGCATTGTCGTCAGACTGGTCGGTCGACTCTTCGGTGGTGCTGGTCTCAGTGTCAGAGTGCGAGACAGTCGCCTTAGCGGACTTAATCGCCTCAGACACCATGATGTGGACAACCTCCTGCTGGTCCTCGCTCATGGACTCGTAAACTTCCTGAACGGTGGGGCCATCAGTCGAAGCTGCTGAAGACGAGTCCCCAGCGGCGTGCTCGAAGTCGAGGCCGGTCGTGATGATGGCCACGTCATCGAACTGCTCGAGCTCACCGTCAGCGTGCTGAACGGCGACGAAGTCGATCATGGCGCCAGGGTTCGCGCCCGCGAGCACGAGGCTCACCTCACGAATGACGCCGTGGAAGACCTGCTTGCTTCGCTCAACGAGCTCGTTGGCCCAGATGGAAAGCTTCGTGACGTCCTTGTGGACGACCAGAGACTTTCCGAGCTTACCGCGCTCGGTGTCGTTGAAGTAGGCGTGACAGTACACGCCTTCCGGTCGGTTCTCGAGCATGACATGTCCGAGAACGTTCTCGGGCTCCTTGTGCCCATGCTGCCAGACGAGCGGAACCATCACCTTGTCCTGATGCTCGAAAGCATTCGGCATGATCGTTCGACCGTCGGTGCACCTGAGCCCAGCCTTGGTAGCCCAACCGCTAAAATCGGGTTCCATTTTGACTGTTCTCCCTCCTAAGTGGGTTCAACGGCCTGTGCCGTCTTGGTTGGATCAGAAAGTTTCGTTCGATCGATCGAACGTCTGTCTGTTGGGTCCTTAGGCTTGATTCCCAGCTCTGATTCAGGCATGTTGCTGTTTCTGAGCTGATCAGCCTTCGGGTCCTTAGACGGCTTGAGACCAAGCTTCTGGCGCCACTCGTTGGACGACATAACTTCGTTTCGAGTTGTCTTATCGATGATGTCTGGCATTGACGTTAGGGGTACCAGCTTGAATGGGTCCTTGAAGTGCATGACCGAGTGACCCTGGGTTCGGGCGGTCTTGGTCAGGAACTTCCTCTTCATGTTGAGCGTGATGGCAGAAAGGATCGGCTCGATGGTTCGGTTGTAGTAGTTCTGCATCGTCGCCTCGTCGGCGGAGCCGTCCATCACCGCAGGGGTGAGACCCAGTTGGGCATACAGTAGGTTCATCAGGTACTCGACCTGCTGCATGAGGTTGTTCTCGGCCGGTCGGTTCAGCTGGGTAATCTTCTCGGTGCCGTCGATGTACGCAACACCATACTTGCTACCCTTCAACTGGAACTCGATGTCCGTCCGTCGCTGCATGGCCTGCTCTCGCTTGCTCTCCGACTTGATCGAGTAGGGCAGCTGGATAATGATGTCCAGCTTTCCTGACGCCGACTGGTCGTCGATTGCATCAAGCAAGTTCAGCTTTCGAATGAGTCTCTGAAGAGTGGAGTTTGGCTCATTCATCACAGCGTAAAGAGGGTTCTCGACAATCGCTGCGATTGTCTTTGGAACAACAATCTCCTGTCGACGGCCAAGCTTCTCGTTGTAGAGATTTACCTTAACGTCTTCAGGCATCCACTGCTTGACTTCCCCTGTCCGCATAGTCAGGATGTCGTAACTTCCCGTCACATTCGGATTCAGAGTTGTGTCAACAGGAACTACGACAGCAACGCCATCGTTAAGCATAGTTGACGCTGTGTCCTGTAGGAAAGACCGAGAATCTTGGTCGAGGTTAGCCTCGAGAGTCAGACAGTTGTTCAATCCACTGTCGACATCTTCCAAGTAACGACCTTCATCGTCGATCTTGACGTGGCGAATCTCAGAAGCCGCAACATCGATAGCAAGTCTGGTGTAGATAGACGAGATGATGGAGCGTTCGTTTGAGATGTAAAGCTTGACGCGGTCCGGTCGAGTGGCGTAAGACGATGAGTAATCACCATAGGCCCGAACCTGGTCCTCGGAGTTCAAGAAGGCGTTCCACGCGTGCCTTATGCGCGCGCGAAAGCCCTGCCTCTCTTCCTCCTCCATGAGTCACCCCCTCTCCGAAAATATGTCATTCGAACGCCTCCTTGTAGACCTTGTAGGCGACGTAAGCGTCCATCAAGGCCGCCACGTTGTCGATCTTCTCGTCGTATCGACGCTTAAGTAGTTTTCTGTTGCCGTTCGTGTCTTCGAGTGTAATGGCATTACCCATCGTAAACTGCATAAGATACTGATCGAAGATGAGCATTCTCTCTTCAGCCAGAATCTTCAGTTCTCCGAGCGGGACTGATTCCGTCCGCGAACCCTGAATGACCTTTTCGATCGCGTAGGGACCATTCTCTCTTTCCCAACGCTGAACGAATTCCTTCGCATTGTACGGGTCATAGCCGAAGGCACTGACGTCGTACTGCATTTGTTCAATGAAGCGGTCCAGATCATCGTAGACCTCCATCATGTCAAGCACAGTTCCAGGAAGGACGAACAAACTTCCTTCTTGGATGAACTCTTCATACTTGATTCGAAGGGCAGCGGGAAGCTTCATCAGAGTAAGCTCGGTGATGTAGCTTCGAGTCTTGACTCCGAAAGGCATCTTGAGAATCGTGCCATGGTAGTAAGGCGTAAGGGGGAACAAGAAGCTGAATGCACAGAAGTCGTCACCCATTGAAAGGTCTGCACCCATAGCGCAACGCATTCCACGAAAATCCTGACGCTTGTGTGGAATGGTGTCCTCGAATGCGAAGAAGTACGTGTAGCCTTCCATCGGAATCCCGAAGCGCTTGGCTAGGATGTCGTTCCGTGAGGCTGGCGCCTTCTCCGCACGCTCAACATCGAGCGCGTAGGTGTCATAGGTGACTGTCTTGCCGATGTTCGGCTGAGCCTTCACCCAAGTCGATGGATCAGCGACTTCTTCAATGTCATCCAGCTTGTAATGCCAGATCGAGATGTGCGGAGCCTGGAACTCCCCCTTGAGGATGTCCATCAGCTCCATCTTGATCGTGTCACCAGAACCATTACGAACAGTTCCTTCAGAACTGATAGCAATGATCAAGTAATCGTCAAGCTTACTTGCTCCTTGCTCAATGGCACCGATGACATCCTCTCGGAGGTCTCCGGAAAGCCATTCGTCAACCGTAGCCACCTTGGTCCGAAGACCCTGAAGCTTGTTGATGGCCATAGGGCGGATCTCGAGCAGAGATCCAGTTAGGAAGTTCTCGATTCCCTTTTTGGTTGACGCTAGTTTCTGCCGAAGGGCCCTAGAGCCCGTCGTATTCTGCATGGACCCCTCAGTAAGGAACTTGAACAGGGGCCCGCGCGAGCGCGTGATAGAAGTCCGGAAGGGGCTAACGACCTCTTCCGCTTGCTTCATGGTCGGCGCTGTGGTGATCTGATGCGTGGTCGAGGTGTCGACATTCAAGAAATATGCCTGAATGCAGTAGGCATACATCGACTTAGCCGCACCACGCGCGACAATCAGGTACTGTTTAGTCGTCAGACGTTTCTTAATCGTCCGTCTGACATAGTGACCACCATGATTATCGGGAGTAGGCTCGTACACGCTACGTTCGACGAAGTAGTACCAGCCAAAGACCTGCTCAGCCCAGAGCTTGAAGGTGGGCAGGAGATGTAGATCACCTCCATCGGTCAGGGTTAACTCATTCTCACAGTAAAGAATGAAACCGTTGATCGCTTGGTCGTCGTAGTAGATTTCAGGGTCGGCGATGAGTGCATCGATTCGGTTCATCTCCATCGAGATTTCCCGATTCACAGGGATCTCGCCAGCCAGCACCGCATCGCGGAACTGACCGTAGTAAATCGGTGTCGCCGTGTTCGATAAACCCATCGCCAACCCTCCCTACGGTTTCTTGATGTGTTTGCCTGTTGCCTTCGTGGCAATTCCCGCAGCGGCAAGTGCAGCGCCGATGAATTTGGTCTCCTTGCCTACGGCAAACTTCGTAATCTCGTCAACGCCCGTTGTCTTGAGCTGATGAGTCACGAACTGAAGACCCGTCTTCTTCTGATTCGCCGCGTAACGGGCAATCTGCTGCTCGAGGTTCATTCGAGCGATCACGGTCTGAAGCTCCTGATTAGTCAGAGCATCAGTATTACCCTTACGCCCGATCTTTGCCTTTGCAGCTTCGGCCTTGAGCTTGTCCTCGGAGGGAATCGGCTTGGCCTTGCGTCCGAATCGACCAGTGGATACTCCACCGCCCGAACGTCTACGGACACCCCAACGCATTCCCTTTACACCGTGGTGCTCGAGAATACTTTCAACTGAGCTCATCTTCCCTCCTTTCTAAAGCTTTGCGGCCATCAGGCGCGCGCGTGTGAGCGTGCGACCTAAATTGGTCGGCGTTCGATAAAGAAGTCGAAGCGCCATCGCTCCGGATGATAAATCTCCAGATTGAACCGTGTAGTCAACTTCTAAATGGCCATTAGATCGAGTTGCTGGGAAAGTCATCGCCCCAGAACCTGATGATCCAGATGGCGCAGCAGCTGAAGCAAATACACTATTTACGTTCGAGCTACTCGGGCGAGTGACCAGATCAAGGAGAAGCAAATCAACCGCAGACAGAGATGCTGGCATAGTGGCCCATGCTTGGCGAACCTTAAAGATGGTTGTCGAACCATTACCCCTAAAACCAGCACTCGACGAGGTGTTAAACGACGTCGACGCCTTCGTTCCAATCAGCGTGTAGTTAGCTCCACCATCCGTTGAACGATAAACCGTGACATCGGTTGGGGTTACATCAATTCGACAAATATCTCCAGCTACCCACGTTGGCGCAACGGGCGTTACTGCGGGGCTGTCATAAGCCCCGGCCGTCTGGGTGTAAATCTTCGACGTGTTCAAATGGTACATCATCCAGTTAGACGAATTCAAAACTCTAACAAGAACGGCGCAGTCGGACCCAAGCTGTTCGATCTCAGAGAAGAACGAATAGGTGGTTTGACCAACGTTAGTTGTAAACGCATGATCCCCACCAGCCAACACGTCAACGGCATTGCCGGAGCCATCGAGTTTCCAGTTTCCCGCCAAATATGTGTAAGCAGATCCAATCTCGGGAGCCGTTAATGCGTTGTTAGCTGTCGCTGCTCCAGAAAAATCGTCTTGATAGATGTATGAGAAAGAACTTGCCGAGATGTCTAGATTACAGATTTTACAACGAACGACATCTCCAGCAGTCAGGCCGGTCAAAGACAAGTCCTTGCTCGAATCTGCCGTTGCCCAAGATGTAGATCCAGCGAGCGCCGTTCCATCGAGTGATGATCGAACCCAAGTTGGTCCAGATCCGCCTCCACCAGGAGCAGTTGCTGGGACCCAGATGCCGCTGACCCGCTTGAGATACTGACCATCAGAAGCTCCAGTCAGGTCTACGTCTGTTAGACCGTCAAGAGTGGTTGCTCCACCGCCACCAGAAGGCGCGTCGACATTGACCCAGTTAGTGCCATCCCATTGGAGCATGTCTCCAGTGGCAATACCCGTTAGGTCGACGTCTGTCAAATCGGAGAGCTGAGTTGCTCCTGAAGCATCCGGAGGAGCAAACTCAAGCTCATCTCCAGCAGCGTTAATCCTAACAACATCCAACGGGTCGCCTTCAGGACGAAGATCCCGCACTCTAGTTTTAACTGCCATTAGAGAGTCACCGGAACCCTTCTGAAGTACATGTCGGAGTTACTGGCTGAGCTAATTTCGTTGGCGTATACTGCAGAAGGCACTGCGCCACCAGTGTCGGCCCAAGCGCCATACGCATACATGTTAGGACCACCAAATCCGGCGGCGAGAGTAAAGACTGTTCCGCCGTCGTCAGAATATGCGTAGCCCAGAGGACCACCGCCGCCAACTCGGAACATCACATGAATGCGGCCATACATTTGAAGAACCGCTGGCTTGCCGGACTCTCCAGGAAGCACAACTGCTGGAGCATCCCACGTTACACCTCCATCATCTGAGTGTGTTCCGTAGATGTCGATGTGTGTGTCCGAACGAATAAGCATGAAAAGACGCCCATCATCGAGCATACACATGTTCGGCTCAACATACTCGACTGAACCTGAGTACATAGTTGCACGCTGAGTCCAAGTTACTCCTGCGTCGAGAGACACGAGAACCTTGAGTCGTCCGACGGTGTCTCCTGTGTCCAAACCGTACGTCGGCCATAGAAGTTCGCCATTCGGTCCATCGATGATCGGTGCTGAAGACGCGTAACTCGACGCGGTGTAGATGGCTCCGCCTGTAATGTGAGCAACCTGAGTCCACGTGAACCCCTCGTCTGTCGAACGGAATACACGTAGACCTGGGAATACCGATCCGGTGTAGTCGAACCCAGTGATAAACATTCCAGACTTGGTTTGAGAAATAACTGGGTCACGGAAGTCGTCTGTTCCCGTGTAAATCGTAGTGATGCTCCAAGTAGCTCCTCGATCCGAAGACCGAGCGACCTTGATCGAACCAACACCAAGGATATGACCAACCGATGACCTAAACGAGACGACGTAATCGCCGTTTCGGGCCATGGCAAAGCCTGGAAAGGCGTTGTGCAACGAGTCATTCAAGATTGTCACAGCGCTTGTGACTGACTCAATTTCTGGCGCCACAGGAGAGCGCGTGTACCATGCCTCAACGAAGTCTCCATCTGCAACATCCATGTCGTCCAGAAGTTGCAGTGAGTGATTGTTGAAGTAGAAGTCCTGCGCGATTCTCTGCATGATACCGTTCTTCGCTACCTGAAGCTCGCTTGTAGTGAGCCAGGTGAGCCGCTTCTCTTGTGCTCCATCGGTCGCAATTTCCCAAGCTTGAGAAACTAGAGCTCCGCCAATACCGACAGCATCAGAGTTGTCTGAGAAAACCGTAACCGGTCCAATCAAACTAAAGCCGATGGCGTGGTCAGTTCGAAGAGTTGCAAACGTCGAACCGATGTATGTGGCGGCTCCGAAACTAGCGACCACTCCCGCTGCAGTGTACGTAGGTGACACGCACGAAGCATGACCATCCGTAGTGACCAGCCTATAAGTCACGCCAGGAACAAGATGCACGGTTACGTCAAGAACGATCGTCTGATCCGAAGGTCCTGCCTGCGCAAGAATCGAACCATGCCCCAACCAAGGAATTGTGGAAGACCCGTTCCAGTCAGAAGCAATACCGACCTGTGTTCCAGCGCTTAGTGAAACAGATGCAGGAACACTAATCTTAACGGCCGTGATGTCACAGGCTTCACCAACGGTGAAGGGCGACGAAGCGGGTTGGTTGAAGACGGAAGCTACTCCGCCTCCACCAACACCAACAACCGCCTGAATGACGTGAGGGGAACCTCCGCCACCGTCTCCGCCACTGCCCAGATCAATAGCGTCAATCGCTGCAGCGACAAACTCAGTCGTGGCAAGCTTCGTGCTGTCGTCGCCAGCTGTCGGAGTTGGCGCAGTCGGCAATCCAGTGAACTCTGGTGAAGCAAGTGGCGCATAGAGTGAAAGGTCAATGTCGCCAACAAGGTATTCCAGATCATTCCAGTGACTGGTTCCGTCGCCGATCTTAAGACGGTTGGTATCAATCTCGAAACCAGCTTCGCCGTCAGATAGAATCGGGTTGACTGATGCCCAATCGGACGCGACATCCCGACGGAGTTTAATCGTGTAAGTCATCTAAGCTCCTAACTAAATCCGCCGTCGATAATGTCATCCAGAATTAGATCTGGATTGGGGTTGACCCACTCCGTGTCTTCGCGCTGGACATTGAGCCGCCACTCGAGCTCCTTGCGTTGCTCGTCGAAGGCGGTGATTTGGTAAGATGTGGTCGGCGGGTCGAACAGAAGTCGGACCCGGATGGCGATGTAACTCTTGACGTTGTTGAGTCGAGGATCTTCGAACAGGAAGTCGTCCCAAACAGCGGTGTCATCCTGAATCATGAAACCCTCG